AATCCATTGCTGATGCCAGAAGCCTTTGGAACTGGCATCATGTTGACCGGATAGCTGGTGCGCAGCTCTGGCGTGTTGTCAGCGTAGATACCGTTGAGGATTGGAATTTGCATGGCTTACCACTTTTCCTTGTCAGCCCAATATGCTGCGCTCATCTTGCCCTTGGCAATATTGCTCGCATGACGGGCTTTGAACGACTCGCGGCGAGCCTTCGCTGCCTTGGACTCGCCATCTTTCTTTGGTGAGCCTGTCACCCCCTGCTGGCCGAAGCGGATGGTCTTGATCTTGTCGCCTTCCTTGGCGACGACCACGTGCGACTTGGTCGGGTGGCTAGGCGTGCGCTTGGGCTGGTTGTAGCCATGCACACCCACCTTGGCCAGCCGAGCGTCCTTCGGCTTGGCGGCCATTACTGACCACCTTCGCCCGTCTGGATGTGCAGGGTGGTACCGGACGCAGAGATGTAAGCGATGGTGTCATCGCCATCGCCCTTTTGGACGACGATCTCGCTGTTGGCACGCACAGGCATGTCAGCGGTCGTGGCGGTCTGGGCACCGGAGCCGATGCGAACGTGGCAGATGTTGGCACCGACGTTCACCAGGCGCACGGACTTGGCCTGCGAGTCAAGGCTGGCAGATGCCGATGCTGCGGCTGGGGTCACGACAGCGTTGACACCACGACGGGGCTGGAATGGGGCGCGAATGGTCATGTTTGTTTCTCCTGAGAATTAGCCTACACGGTACCAGCTGCTGGTCGAAAGATCGAAGCGCAGTCGGAAGAAGTCGTCAGCGGCCACAACAGCCGGTTCGCCGGTCACAGCGGTTGCGCCGTTGCCGTTGATGGTCAGCGCGTTGATCTGCTGTGTGCAGTTGACGAGCACTTCCTGCTTGTCGATCACGTTGGCGATCGCTGGCAAGGTGATCGTGCCGGTCGCAAAGCCTGCGGTCGGGGTCAGAATCAAGTGCGTGTTGTTGCTGTTGTTGTTGATCGCCACGTTGAAGCCATCGGACGAGGGCGCAGCGTATTGCGTGACGTAGTTCGGGAACAGGCTGGCCGTGCTCGGAAACACAAGGTTGGCCTGCATGTAGGCCAGCAGCATTGCGCCAGTGATCGCCTTGGTGGTCGAGTCGGCATCGTCGAGGATGGCAAACTTGTCGGCTGCTGTCACCGATGCTCCGGCGGTCATGCTGGTGAACAGTTGCGCTTGGATGTAGGCGCGAACCAGGGCGGCGGTCACCTTGACCGAGTTGGACTGGCTTACGTCGTAGATCGGGAACAGGTCAGCATCGACAATCGCCTCGGTGCTTTGGGTCATGTCGGCAACAAAGTTGTCGAGGATGAAAGACTGGATGACAGACATGGCGGCCTTGCGAGCGTCGCCGTTGTTGGTGCTGAAAACAGGCACCAAGTCGCCAGCCGATACGGTATCGACTGCCGACAATTGGTTGATGGTGGTCATTAGGGTTTCTCCTTAGTCGAAGTCGATAGCGCTATCCTCGCCTGCCAGCAGACGGTCTTTTGGCGGGTCGAGGAATGGATTGTCCACGGCCCACGGCTTGTTGCCTGCGCCTGCTGGCATTGTGCCCGGCATTTGCATTTCCATGGGCATGGCGGCACGCGAGAGCAGCACCTCATAGCCTGCTCGAGCTGCGGCCTTGGTCTCGGGCAAGACGGTCTTGCCATATCCGGGAGCGATGCGCTGAGCCAGATTGGTGTAGATCGCCTCGTTTGCGGAGTCTGGGACGTTGGTCTGGGTGTCCAACGTGCTGTTGTTGGGGCTGGTGGGCAGCGGGTATCCGACACGGATGCCTTTGCCATTCCAAGTCGCCATCATCGCGTCCATCTTGAACAGGGCGCTGTTCAATTGCTCCGGTGTCAGATCGTAGACGTAGGATGCAAGCCCGATCTCTTCGAAGGCTTGCAACACGAATTGGCGCTTAGTCCAGCCCATGATTACGCCTCCAGCGCCTTGGCGATCAGGCCACCGAGCTTGGAGTCGCTGGTGCGGCCATCAAACTTGATGCCCAGTTCAGTGGCTTTGGCTTCCAGTTCTTCGCGGGTCGGGGGCGCGTTGTCGTCTGCGACTGCCTCGGCAGATTTCGCGGGAGCCTTGGTCTTGGCTTTGGCCTCGGTGGTGGTCAGCGACCATCCGTCCTTCTTGGCCTGGTCGATCTCGTGTTCGTCGACAACGACATAGTCAAACTTGTCGCCGTGAATCTCGTGCGCACCGGGGTGCTTGTAGAGCATGGTCGGGTTCTTCATTTCATTCCCTTCTTGGCAGGTTTCGCGGGAGCCTTGGAGGGCTTGCCAGCTTTCTCGGCAGCCTTGCGTGCAGTGCTCAAAGCAATGGCCACGGCCTGCTTCTGCGGCTTGCCTGCCTTCATCTCGGTCTTGATGTTGCCCGAGATTGTCTTGCTGCTGTAGCCTTTTTTCAGTGGCATGGTTCTCTCCAGTCAATGAAAGAGAGGGAGCCGAAGCCCCCTCACTCACTCAGCTTAGGTCTGGCTGAACAGGATGATGCCCGACATTTCAGGCTGCTTGTTCACCACACCGAACAAGGTATCGAGACGATACTTGGTCTTCATGGTGTTGATGTCGTAGAACTTCTGCATGACCAGTTCGATGCCCTGATCGGTCGAAGCACGCATGACTGCGGTGCCAGCGTCCGAAGGAACAGCGTAGCGGCCAGGCAAGATTTCCAGCGAGTCTTTTTGCCAGAATGGGTTGACGTTGGCAGCCACGGTGTTCAGGAAGGTGATGGCTGCGCCGTTTGCAGGCGTTGCGGTCACGTTCTTGTACTCGAGTTCTGCGTCGGTCGAACCACCACCCGAGATGATCGGAGGGCTGATCTGGACAACACCAGAGCCACCGGCACCAGACACAATCGCAGTGATGCGGAAGGTCTTGAGCTGGCCAGTGTCCTGCTTGGTGATGTGGTGCACAGCGTTCACACCAGCGATGGTGAAGCAGTCGCCAACCTTGACCGTGCCACCGCCAACAGCGATGGTCAGGTTTTGGTAGCGGTTGTCCACGTTCTGGGTCTCGCCGGTACCAGCGGTCGAAGTTGCCTTCGGCGTGTAGTACTGGTTTGTACCGTTGACGGTCACAGTCGTGCCAGCAGCAGCGGTCATGCGAGTTGCGTAGTCGAGCTTGTAGGTCTCGAACGAAGCCACCATGCCGATGTAGGCCTTCTCGTAGGCGGTCAGCGGCTTGCCGGTCAGGGTCTGACGACCAGCCAGGTTGCTTGCCATGCCGTTGTAGTCGCGGGTCGACAGGGCCATGTAACGATCGAAGGACTGCACGCCCTGCTCGTTCATGATCGCTTCGGCCTGGGCCACATCGTCAAAGCCGGAGGCAGCAGCGGTGCGCTTGACGACGAGGGTACCCTGCTGGGATGCCACGTTCATCACGGCCACGTTGATGTCGCTGGCCAGCTTCTGCTTGGCAGCATCGCCCAGACGACCTTCTTGCAGGGCATCACGCAGTTCTTTGGCGGTCAACGTCCAAGGCACAGACTTGCTGAAGCCGATGGTCGAAGGGACTGCCAACTGGGTGAAGTCCTTGAAGTTGGAGGTCATGTCAGTGCCATCAAAGGACTGAGCGATGTAAGGCTGCGGACGCCAGATGATGTCGTTCGTGCGCTCCATCATCGTCGAGTCGGTGTTGTAAACGGAAACGTTGCGCGACAACACGAGGGCGTCTTGGAAGCCTTCGAGGATGTCTTCAAACGCTACGCGTTCTTCTTTGGAAAATGCATTAGCCATGATTTGAGTTCCTTAAAAAATTTAATCAGGACTGGCGCTTTTGCCGTTTGTACTGCATGACCTTTGAGTAGTCACCAGTCCTCTCAGCATCGGCACGCAGCCGTTCGAGGGTTGAGTCCACTGCCCCAGACACGCGACCGGTTCCCCGGACTGTACCTTCAGGCGGCGGTGCTGCCTTGCGATTCGTTACTTTCAATTGCGTCTCCAGTTTCGCTACCGCAAAGGCAAACTTCACGGGGTCATTAATTGCTGCGAGTTCCTTCGCCTTTGTCGGGTTCTTGCCGAGTGCGTAGATCACCAGCGCGGGGTTGTCCGAGCCTTGAAGCAAGATGCCTTGCTGCGTGACGGAGAAAGACTCCTGCACGTTCGCTTCTGCATCCTCAAAGTCTTTGACCTTCAGGTCGGCTTTCGCCTTGCCGTAAGTCTCGAGCTTCGACTGCCAAGCCTTCTGCTGGTTTTCAGCTTCTGCCTTGACCTTTGCCTCTGCCTCATCTGCTTGGCGCTTTTTATCGAACCATGCAGTCAAGGCGGCTTCGTACGCATCCGAGTCATAGTCGTTTGATGGCACCGACATGACGTCCAACTTCAAGGACTTCACACAGTTGGCTGTCCCTTCGACCATTGGTTTCAGCAAGTCTGTGCCTTGGACGTTGACCGCCAAAGAACTGCGTGATGCTCTGCAAGAAGGTCGTCTGGGTGACTCAGCCAAGCAGAAGCTGGCCAGCGATATCAACGTGGCCGTGATGAACGTGGCGTCCCAGCAGGGCACCCTGGTTGTCAAGCGCACCGCTGCTGCCTCTGGTTTTGACGATGTGGCTCAGGCCGAAGCGATCATGAACGAGCAGGGCGTCCAGTCCTTCGACCGTTACATGGCCCTCTCGACCCGTGACTACAACGGCATGGCCAGCAACTTGGCAGGTCGTCAGACTCTGACTGGCAAGCCGCTGACCGCCTACGAGAAAGCCTACATCGGCATGGTTGCTTCGTTCGAGACCTACAAACTCGACTACGCAACTCGCTTGACCGCAGCTGCT